CAGGTGCTGCCCGCCTGAGGCAGATCGATACGGTGGCTGCGCTCATAGCCGGATGTGGTTTTACCGGTCACGCTGGTATTCAGCACCGTCTGCCAGGCTCCGCCGTCGGTCTGCAGGTCAATCGCATAGTTAACAGAGTTACCGACCAGATCGCCGTCGTTCTCCTGTTTGAACAGCGAGGGCCATTTCAAGCGCAGACGTACCGCTGAGAGCTGGGTATTGGTAAACGTGCGCGTCCAGGCGGTGGCGCTTGATACTTCGGTCCCTACGGTAATTTCGTTTTCAGTCCCGGGTATGCCCTGAATGTATTTTTGCGCCTGGGTACCAGGACGAAACTCCCAGGTCACACCGCTGAAGTTTTGCGATCCGTCTGCGTTCTCTAATGCCGTGCCATCCAGATAAATATTTTTGCCGGTGAGCTGGCCTGAAAACTCCCCTTCTCCCAGCGCTATCAGGATTTTGGCCTTTGCTACGGACTGCAGATCGTCTGGTTGCTCGGTGGGGGTACGGGAACTCGAGCCGCCGCCCTTGCGGCCTTTAATCGACATAAATGTTTCCATATCTCGCCCATAAAAAAAGCCGCTATCGCGGCTTAGTTATTTATGTAACGCTAGTCGAGAAAAGACTTAAGTAGTGAGTCAATACTATTATATTTTTCTGGTTGACCCTTTCCGTCTTGACTAACGTGCAGTGTATACGTTCCCGGCAATTGTTTCATTGCATCTTGCCGGAGTTTAGGTAGAAGATTCTCTTCGTAGTATTTTATTTTTTGCTCGAGGATATCTCTCTCTGTTCCAGAAAATGACCTAATAGATGAGCCGTTATCAGGGCGATCAAGACGTAAAACAACAGAATATTTTTTGTTATTGTAGGTAATGAAGATAACCCCATCTTGGCCAAAATCTGCGGGTGCGAAGTCTGTCAGGTTGACACTTATGAAGTTCTGACCGTTATAAATACCGTTGATGACTTTATCTTTATATTCGAGTTGAAGTCCCTGGGCTTCCAAATATGCCTTTAATTCATCCTTAATATTTCCAATAACTTCCAGTTTTTTTGGTTGCCAAAACACTCCCCTGCTCTCTACAAGTCGAGTCTCTTCCTGTTCTAAGTCAGTTAGTTTCATTCTTAATTGCAAAGACATTGTAACCTCTTACCTTATGTGTGTTTATTAAGATTACAAAATTCCATTAGTTATTTCCATTTTTATAAGATCACTGCTGATCTTCGACGTAAATGCCTGCGGAGATGATCGCGCCGCCGATGCGCCGACGTCCGTAAAGCAGGGGAACCGGATAACCCTGTGCTGCGGTGTTCGTTACGCCGCCGAACGCATATGAGGCACGGTTATCAGCATCCTGCTTACTGGCAAGTCCTGCAGGTTGAGGAGAAAGCATCTGGATCACACCACCAGCCATAAATCCGATACCAGCGGTAACCATCCCGCTTCCTATGACGCCACCAACTCCAGTCCACGATGTCATTACGCCAACAATTGCGCCTGTAACAACAAGTACCGCGCCCAAAACGGTTTGCAAAACCCCAGCTTTTTTACTTCCGATAACCACAGGCACAATACGAATCACATTTTCTGTAATTGGGTATCCCAGGTCATCTTTGCCTATATTTTTCTTTCCTTTGAAAACCGCATAAGTCAGGCCGCGGCGATCACTGGTAATCATAAATTTTTCAAACCCTGTGATTGTTGCCGCTAAAGCTCGTGTAGCTTCATGAACTGTACTTATTAATCGATAATGGGTCTTACCAAATGTCTTACCTAAGATGCCCCCAAGTTCGATTTTAATCATGCTTTCGCTCATGCTTACCTCATAAAAAAGGCCGCCTAAGCGACCTTGAATTTGACGAATGTTTTACTCAACTAGCCACATCCTATACTGACCTGCAGCCCCAGTTTCTGTTTTGTATTCTTGATAATGCCCGTTGGCGATGACATTTAAAGATTTTCGCCACTCTGTTAGCGCGCATTTGAATCTCACTGAAAGCGTATGCTCACCATTTGGCAAATAAACATCAACATATTGATTTTGCTGTAAACCTGCCACTTCTTTTTCATCAACTTTCAACACTAATGGACAGTTCTCACCCAGCCCCGATCCAGATAGTTGCTGTACACGATGCACCCTGACTTTGGTAGATCCAGTTTTACTATTTAAAAGTAATGAATCATAAATAATACTCGTTGCCTCATATGGCTTTGAGGCGCATCCAGATAATACGAAGATAACTAAACTAAAAAATATACTTTTCATTTTCTCCCCCTTAAAGAATTGCAGGAAGATTAGCACAGGGCTTTATATCTCAAAACTTTCATGGTTCTTTCCTGCCAGTACCCACCATACGGCACGCGCTGGCTCAGATGCCCGTACAGATGGTGCAGAAGCATATTGCCTTCCAGCAGAATGCCTGCGTGATTCCACTTATTAGCCTGAACCTGCATGATCACCATATCACCAGGCTGTGGTGGTCCGTCGAACTCACGGAACCCGCATTCATACCAGCGTTCCTGATAGAAATTATCCGGGTACTCGTCCTCCCACCAGGGATAATTCACCCTGTAGTCATGCAGCTCGATGCCGTGCGTCTGCCGGAAATAGCTCATCACCAGCCCCCAGCAATCGTACACGCCCAGGACGAAAGGCCGCTCGATGAGGGGGATCTCTCCCCGCGGTAAGATGGTACGTAAGTCACCTTCCGGCCAGCTGACGATGTGCCAGGGTAGCCCGTTGAGGTCACACTGGGCCTTATCCGATTCGCTCGGCTGGGTGGTTGCATCGGGGTGGCTGTGAACGATGGCGGTCACCGATCCCCATTCTTCGGCGGCGGCGTAGTCTTCCGGGCAAAGGACAAAATTGTCCTCCGGGTTCGTGGCCAGATTACGGCAGGGAAAATATCGCTCTACCCGGCTCTTCTGCGCTACCACGCCGCAGCACTCGTGCGGATACTCTTCCGCAGCGTGGGCCATGATGGCCGTGACAGTCTTTTTACGCATGTTAACTCCTGATCAATGAGGTGCCCGGGAAACCGCCGAATGAGAGTTCGTTATTTTCACCGAACCGAAGTTTGCAGGCAGACAGAGTGCCGTTGCATTCGTCCAGAGAAGGATCACTGACCGGATTGTTGTTTTTATCGAAATAGCGCGAACCGGCGTAATCGCAACCATCACCGGTACGGTATTTATTACGAATGCACCAGGTGCAAAGAGAATGGAGCTGGCGCGTCGGTATCATCAGTCCCTGTAGATCCATCGGGCTAGAAAGCGTGAACTCTACAACCTCATTCGTTTCACTGCTCTTTGCGTCGATATAAAAAACCTTCAGCTTTCCCTGTGTCGGATCGGCCGTAGTATTGCCGCCAGTGAAGTTTTTCGCGTCAAGATATTTACCCAGCGTGTCATGGATAGTCACCTTCGCCTGCAGCATATCGTCATAGGCCAGACACAGCGCCGTGATTGAACCGTCGAGGTTAGCTACCGATAATTTCGGTTGAGCGCTGCTCCCACTGGTGGAAGCCTCGATCCCCTCAATCTGACAGGGCCACGCTTTATATTCCTGCCCCTGCCACCAGAGTGATTTTGCCGGCAGCTTATTCTCATCCCCGCCGGCAGCGATAATTTCTGCTTCAGTGTGTGCGAGGCTGTAGCTGTGAAACCGCAATACCTCACCCGTACCAAAGGCCGTGCCATCGACTTCAAACAGCCTGACTTCATTGCCGGGTTCGAGTTTCTGATAATCTGCGTTAAGACTCATGGTCGGAATGCCTGTAAGAATGTTGCTTCAAGGTTGAACTTCCCGGCACCGAGGCCAGTGGGCTTATAGGTTTCGCAACGATAAAGCCCCAGCGCCTCCAGCGGTGGTTTCCACTGGAACGCCTTAGTTCCGCCGTGCCTGTCGAGAAAGGATTTAATGGCGGCGATATAGGACTCATTCCCTGTGAAATTGAGCGTCCATTGCTGACTTCTGGGATTTAACCCGTCACCCGATACCTGCTCATATCCATCGCCAAACTGCGCTTTCCTGGTTCTGAACGTCGTATCAGCTTCAGCGTTAATGCGCGGGCACCATGAAAAAGTCTCTAAAGCCATTTTTAGCGGCCTCCTCGTGTCGCATTCCAGATATCACCGCCGGGGCTGATATCACGTATGAGATTCTGTTTGTACCGCTGATCCACAAACCGTCCGATCTCGGCACCGAATTGCTCCAGCCCCGCTGAGGTTTTGGTTGTGGTGTTACCGTTGCCGTCGATTGTGATATATACCTGCGGCGCGGAAGATGTCGCCTGGCCACCGCCGCCGCCAACAGCCCGAACACCGAGCGATCCATCCGGCGCGCGTGTCAGCGGCATGATTGCCTCTGGCCCTGCCTCCCCCATGATTCCGGCCCCGCCTTTTGCAAAGGCAAACATGGTAGGGTTCCTTACGATCCCGTTGCTGAAGGCGCTAAGGGATGGTGAGTCGTAAACCCCACCCTTCGCGTTTAACTGGAAGTTAGAGCCATAGCTGGAAACCGCTGTGCCGGTACTTGCTGCCGCACTGGCACCGCCGCCGAAATAACTGGCAACTCCACCCAGCAGAGAGCCGAATAAGCCAGAACTGGAAGAACCGCCGCCCATCGCGTTCACCACCGCCATTTGCAGGGCTACCTTTTCGATGATCTGCAGAACGGAGACGCCCCAGGCTTTCCAGCTAACTTTATTGCCTTCAAGCATTGAGGTTACGTTACTGAAGGCGCTGTCCATTGTGGTTTTGACACCATCTGACACGGTGCCAGATACGTTGCTGATTTCGTCGAGCCAGTTCGCATAACCGCGTGATACACCTGACCTCCAGTCAGATTCGGCCTCAGCAATGGCTTTATATTTTTTATCAAGAGCATTAAGCGCGGCGGCGCGCTGGGCGATAGCTTCGGTGCCGCCGTCGGTTTTGGCGAAAACACGGTTAATCTGCTGTGTTTCATCGAACCGGTTGCGCTGCCGATCGCTCATAGCTGCGGTGTCTGTGGTGAGGGTTGCATCGTCCCGGAACTTCCGGGCAGCATCCGTCAGATCCCGGAGGGCGTCAGCCTGTTCACGCTGTTTGCGAACATTTTCGTCTGCCTTCTGATTCCACTTTGCCAGCTCGGCAGATGAGGCCTGTATTGCGCGCCGCTGTTCGTCAGTCCACTTGGTGCCAGCCTGATGAGAGGCTGCGTACAGTTCGGAAGCTTTTTCGCCTTCGGTGGCACGTACGCGCTGAACATCTATGGCCACACTGAGATCGGCCATTTTGCGGGTGTACTGTTCGGCCTGGCTCGCAGCTTCTCGCTCTGCTTTACCCTGGGCCTGAGAGGCAGCTGTTGAATCCTTTTTAGCCTGAGCTGAGGCAGCATCCTTTTTGGCAGCCTGATCCTTGTTGTAGATGTACTGGGTATAAAGCGCGCCGGTTAGCTTAAGGTCTTCTGCTTCATAGACGTGCTGCTGATGTAATTTTTCCAGCCCGCTAAGGCTCGCCATTTCGTTATCACGTCGTGACCGCTCGAGCGCTGTTTGCTGCTGAGGCGTGGCGTTCGCCATTGATACAACCGGACCTGCATACTGCGGAGGTTTTGCACCTGCTGTGGCCGACATCGAGCGATTGAGAAGATCGTAAGCCCCTTTCAGGATAGAGACGGCGCCTGCCTGCTCAATGGCTTTCTGCGTCGCCAGATCGCTGGCTTCGTTCACCAGCTTTTGAGTCCGTTCAACCTTCGAGGCAGCCTGTTCGCGCTGATATTCCAGCTGATTAAGCTTGTCAGTAAGCTCAACGTTTTTGGCCGTGATGTCAGCCTGATCCATGAAGGTGTTGATCAGGGTAAGAGTCGGGTGGCGATTATAATCCTGCTGGATCTGGTCCACTGCCTTAAGGCTGTCTTTCACTCGCCTGATTTGCGAGTCGAGATCAGCCAGGTCCTGTTTCTGAGCCTGCAATGATGTCCGGGCATCTGCCGCAGTGGAACGCAGCCCCAGAACCGACATCTGCTGCAGTTTTGTGTTGATCTCGTCGAGGTTGTTGGCAAACCCCACAGCTTCACGGTGTACCTGCTGGGTATGCTGATACAGACCGTACATCGCCGCACCTGCACCGATAATAACGCCTGGCCAGCCGCCGAGAATGCCCAGCACACCACTACCCAGGCGGGTCATCACCGAGGCTGTATTGGTGAGGTTGTTAACTGCTGATGCCCTTCCTGCAAGAGCTGCATTAAGCGAAGCCTGAGCGGCCGCAAGATTACGCTCGGCGACAATTTGCGCCTCAATACTCGTTGCCGCTGCGCGCGCCTGTTGTGCCCGGTAGACAGCCTGCCGACCAGCAGCAACGCTGACCTGCGCACCGCGAACCTGTGCCTGCGCCAGCGCAACCTCTGCGGCTGTGTTAGCGAGCACAGCACGGGTAGACTGCCCTACGCTGCCGACCATGTTCCCAAAATAGCGAGCCAGGCCAACCCCCACCAGCAGCCCCGCAGTATTTGCTACATCATCGATGTTGTTAGCCAGACCATCCAGCACGCCAGAAAGCGTGGAGGATGCCCCGACTGCATCATTCGCGCCACCTACCCAGGCGAGAAATGAGTTCTGCACTTTCTGTGCAGAACCGCTGATAGATGCCGGCAGCGTATCGAACTCCTTTCTCAGGATCTCAACATTAGTCAGTAGCGGGACGATTTTATCCGTAGTCAGCTCGCCATTGTTGGCCATATTGCGCAAGCCGCCAACGGTGGTGCTCAGGCCATCAGCAAGAAATTTCGCAAGACGACCACCGCTCTCCATGATTGCATTAAACTCCTCCCCACGCAGAACACCGGAGCCCAACGCCTGGCTTAGCTGTGTGATAACAGAACTCGCCTCTTCCGTACTGGCGCCGGACAGCTTCAGTGAGGTGGCAACGGTTTCCGTTACCTTTGCAACATCTGCAGAAGCGTAGCCTGCATCACGTAAGGACTGAGCGATACGGCTGTAAAGATTGCTGTTCGCTTCGAGAGAGGTTCCGGTGCGCTGGCTGATCTCCATCAGTACGCGCTGGGATTCCACATAATCCTCGCTGGAAGACGATGCCAGGCGAAGGCGACCGTTCAGTTGGTTCCATGTATCAGCGAATGCAACAAGTTGATGCGTGGCAAAAGCGCCCGCCCATGCACCGGCAAGGCCAGCGGCTGAGGATCGAACTGTTGCGAGTTGTGAGTTCAAGTCTGCCAGTGAGCGTTGTGTTTCTCGGGTGGCCGCTGCTGCCTTTTTCCCGCCCTGCTCCATAGTGCGGTAGTAATCTGTCCCCATGCGGGAAGCTCGGGCGATCTCTGACTGGAAAGAAGAGGAGTTCGCCGAAATTTTGATTATTAGCTCGCGCAGCGTTGCCATATTTCACCCATAAAAAAGCCCGCAGCCGCGGGCATTAAAGACTGGACATCCATTCTTCAAGTTCAGAGACTTCATCGCTTTCTTCCTGCTCTCCCCACTTCAGCATCACTTCGGGAATAGTGAATTTTCCGCCCTGAGAGTTCAGCATCGCAACGGAGAGTTGTGCCGCCTGCGCGTCGGCGCGCCAGTCGCCAATCGGACTGATGCGGTCAAACTCGATCCACATTTTCAGTTCGCTGGCGGTGATGGTCTGGCGCAGCTCCTGCAGGGTGCGCCCCAGCCGGAGCGCCAGCGACATCAGGAAGAAGGTCAGCGGCTGCTTTACGGCTTTCCCGCTTCTTCCTGGCTCATTCCGAGGCTGAGAGCCTGCGCCAGCAGTCGGGCGTGTACCGGTCCGTAAATTTCAGAAACCTGCGCCTGATCGTCATCGCCAAAAACGCGCTCGCCGTTTTCATCCAGCAGAACGTCAATAAACAGAACGACGTCGGCCTCTTTATTGCGCAAAAATTTCTGTGATTCGGTCAGGATGGGTGGCTCTTCACCTTCCGGGATCTGAGGATTGACGATTTCACGGAACTTTACCCAGGCATCGCCGGAGGGTTCGCGCAGTGTGACCTGTGCTCCGTCCCATTCGGGCACCGTAACGCCCGGTTTTGTGCGGTACGCTTTTGATGCAGTAAGCGCCACGTTGCGTAGTGAATTCTGTGAAGTCCTTTGCGCCATTTCATTCTTCTCTTTTTACAGGATAGGGGATTAAAAAAGCGGCCGAAGCCGCTCAGGAACCAGATGCGGAAATGCGCTTAGGCTTACCGCGTACACGCAGCGAATAGGTTGCCCCAACAACGGATGAGGTTGCCGCAGACCACGAACTCTGGCGAACCTCCACCAGCACATAAAAACCGTTGCCCGAAGGGAACACCACACGCAGCGCGCGCAGCTCATCGTTTTCATATGCAGTCTGCAGCGCTTCCTGTGCTTCTTCTTCACCTACCCAGTTACGGGTGATACTCATTTCTGCCGGCGCGGCAAGTCCGTTGGTTTGCTCCTGTTCGGTTGAACACAGTGTGGTGACGTCGATATCACCCTTCTGGCCACCGGTAAAGGTGATCTCCTTCGTTGCACACGCCGCTTCCAGCCATGTAACGCCAGCTCCCGGGAAGGTGGAAGAAATAAAATCCGCGGCGGTTACAGGCGCGTCGGAGACGGCAACGGTCATCCCCTTTGTAACTTCATACTTACTGGTCATGATTTCTCCAGATTAAAAAAGCCGCCCTGAGGCGGCGGTATAAGTTTATTGCCAGATCTGAATTTCCAGGGTGGCCCGGTAAAGCCCGGTATCTGGCTCGTAGCCGTTGATCTCGTTTAGCCCGACAGGATGCAGATCGCCCAGAGCAGCTTTAACCTGATTACGCAGCTCCCGCGCGTCATCAATTGACGAGGCCCAGGCGTCAACCTGAACGGTGCTTGCTGTTTCTGCCTGTCCGCAAAAAACATCTTCGCTGACTGAACTCGGAAGCAGATAAATCACCCACGGTGCTACGGTACCCAGCGGCGCCACGTAAGGAAAAACGTTACCCTCTGCCAGGGCGCTGAGACGCTGATAAATATCGGCTTCGGTCATTTCGCCAGTACCTCATCAATGGCATGGTTCATACGGGCCATGGCTACCCGTGTCGCCTCTTCCTGGCGGGTATCGAATGCCGGGCGAACGAAGGGGTGCGCAGGCATGTTTGACGTACCGAGTTCCACGAAGCGCCAGTAAAAGGCATTGCGCGGATCGGACGCCTTCATGCTGTTATCGCTGTTGTTGGTGCGCATATTACGACCACGAATATGGACGCCAGAGGAAATTTCACCCCGGCGGCGCCCTTTCTGGGTCACCACAACCACGTTTTTTTTCAGTTTTCCAGTTCGTTCAGGGGCGCGATTTTTAACCTCTGCTTTCAGGACCTCGGCGCCGGCTCGGGTGGCATCGCGCAGAACCTTGTTATTTTCGGCTCTGCTGAGCGCCTCCAGATCCTTCGCGATATCGGCCAGACCTGAGAAATCAAGACTCGTTGAAATCACTGTTTCATCCCCTTCTCGCAAAGTAATTCCAGCCTGGTGCCGTTCTCTGCTGAGATAGCCGACTTAATGTCATATATCTCACCATCTCCGGTAGGCGGCAGATGAAGGGCACGCCATCCCGTGGTTACGGGAATGCCTGAATAACGACGCATCCAGATCCGGGTTATGGTGCTGCTCAACTCTGCGCCGCCGTCCATCATCTCCCGGCCCGATACATCCGCGACTTCTGCCCGAACCGAAGCAACATCGATCCAGCCGGTTGCAGGCTGTCCGGACGGTAATCGCCCGGTTGCCGGTTTCTGAAGGATTACCCTGTGCCGCAAACGTCCCGCTTTCATAGGCCATAAATCCGGTAAGGTTGAAGGAGTGCTTCAGTGGATAGGGCCAGTGCAGATGTCACATTCCCAACGTTTATAGCTTCGCGATTTGCGTACCAGTGACCAATGAGCATCAGCATAGCTATTTCGATATCCTCGCCATAAAGCAGTGCGTCAGAATCGGCCTGATAAAGCGGATCATCAGCTTTTTCATAAAGCCGACGGCGGGTCCATTTTTCAACGTAGCGTTCCGCAGCTTTTATGCCCGTATCGATCCAGGCGTCGTCTTCCGTGAAGTCCTGTTCGATATTGCAGTGATGCTTCACCTGCTCTTTAGTCAACATGCGCGCCCCTTACTTACCTTTGCCTTTTGGATCGGGGTCTTTATTCGGTCCCGGTTTTTGGGCGCCGGGTTCTGCGGCATAACCGCGCGCCACCAGCTCGCGACCATGCTGCTCCAGCGTCTCGAACTCGGTGCCTTCGATAAGCACGTTACCTTCAAAGTAAATGGGCTTGATAGCGATCAGCTTCATGGCTGTCTCCTTAAAGGAAAGGAAAAGCGGCCCGCAGGCCGCCGTTAAGGATTACGCACCGCCACCTGTAGCAGGCGCAGTGAAGGCTCCGTAAATAAACGCTTCCGGCCGTTTCACCGCCAGCGCCAGGCGCTCTTCGCAGCGAATCGAGATCATGTTTTTCTCGAAGTCGTCGGCGTTCTCAGTGGAGATCACCACGTTGGCATCTTCACGGTCGAACAGCTGGGCCGCGGCGTTGAATGCTCCGGTCAGGAACTTGCCCTGGAATGCTGCGGCTTCGGTCGCAACCACCGGCAGGCCCCACAGGGTTGGCCCGGTCACGGCCGCCGGGTTCGCCAGGATATAGCGGCCCAGCGTGTCCTTGGTGAGTTCAATCTTCGCCCAGTCGATGAAGTGCAGGACGTGGCCGGAAGCCGGGAAGCGCGCCAGCTGCGCCTGCAGCATTGCGAGGCGCAGATCGTCAATGCCGTTCTGCTGTTCAACGGTGAACGCAGCGTCATACGCCGAAGCCTGCGGGACGATGCCTTTCAGGTGCGCGCCGGTACCATCACCAAAGAGAATTTCCTGCTCTTCTACATACTTCAGACCGTAACGCATCTCGGCGTCGATAGTGGACTGCAGCTGCGCGAAGTCATCCAGGATCTGTTTGGACGCCTTGAACATGTGCGCGATGGTGGTGACCGGAGTGATCTGCGTGGCGAACTGGATATCGCTGTACGGTTTGGCAGTACCTTCGGGCACGACTTTCGCCGCATTGGTGAATCCGGTCTGCTGCACCCAGAAGATGGCTGGCGCCGAGGTGCGGCCCGGAGCAATCAGATCGCGGATGAAAAGGCGCTGTTTCGGTGCGGTGTCGATACCCGGCAGGCGCTGCGGCTCAACCACGCCGGTGGCGACATCCGTGGAAATCAACGCGGCGTTCACAGGCACGCTGACGCGCTTACCGCCTTCCACGCTTGCCGCGAATGCTTTCAGTGCTTCGCTGCTGATGACGGTCTGGCCAACGGTCTCGATCACTTTTGCCGCGTTGGCCAGCGGCATCTGAGCAACCTGCTGCTCAAGCTCGCCCAGCGCGGCTTTCAGGCTTGCTTCCGCAGCTTTCAGGCCATTAAATTCTACCGCCATCTTATCGACGGTATCTTTGGTCTGGGCTGAGAGCTCCCCGTTTTTACGGGCCTCTTTTAGAGCCTCCTCTGCTTTAGCATTGAATTTGCCGGTCGCTTCTTCAATGCTGGCGGATACTTTTTTCAGGATATCGTTTAATTCAGACATGACTTCTCCGTTTTACTGGGCAGCCGCTTTCAGGCCGCTGAGTGCGGCTTCCAGTCGGTCAATAGTTTCGTTTTCGATAGTGGCAGCGCTCGGCGTACCTTCAGGGGTGGCAGCAGCGCCTGGCTTGCTGCCGGATAAGGCTTTAAGAAGTTTTCGACGCTCAGAGCGCGGCGTATTGGTTTTAGCCAGCAGCGCATCGAGTTTGCGGAGCGCCGCTGCCGGGCTGTCGTCATCGTCAGCTATCTCATCCGCTGAGAGAAGGCTGTCAGCAAAGCCCTTCTCCACCGCTTCACTGCCGCCGATATAGGTTTCGCCGTCCATCATTTTGTCGACGGTGGCAGCATCAAGACCGCTGCGCGCCTGGTAGATATCGCTCATTGCTTTATCAAATGGCTCCATATCCTCAGCAATCTGCGCCAGGTCATGACGGTTGCCCGTTGCCCGCACCCAGGAGTTGTGGATCATCAGGAACGCACCACGCCCAATTTGCACATCGTCACCGGCCATCGCGATAACCGACGCGGCAGACGCTGCCAGACCGAGAACCTTAACGGTTACCCTGCCTTCGTACTCGCGCAGAAGGTTGTAAATCGCAAGGCCCTCAAACATGTCGCCGCCGGGGCTGTTGATGTTGACCGTTACGTCAGCGCCATTAAGGGAGCGAAGCGCCCCGGCAATGCGGCTGGCCGTCACCCCGTCGCCCCAGTAGTCCGCGCCGATCACGTCGAAGACAGAAATGCTGTTGTCACCGTCCCGGGCGGCGCGGATGCCACCGTTCCAGCGCTCCATTGCCGCAGCTGGCAGATCAGGTTTTTCGCGCGCAAAAGGTCGCCCCTCCGGCGCAGCCGGAAGGCTTTTAATTGTCATGGATGCTCCTAAGCCGCCTGTTTCAGCGGGGACTGTTCGAAGGGGATGTCGGGGAATACGTGGTTATGAACCTGTCGCAGCGCGAAGGCCTGTGCTGCCTGGCTGTTTTGCTTCAGGTCTTCAAGCGGCGTCAGGTTGAGCTGCACCGTATAAAGATCACCGCCCTCAATCGGTGGCATGTTCTCAAGGCGACGCACGTCGTTACGGGACATCCAGCCGTTCTGCAGCGCACTGGTGTAGTACGCAGCCCGGCCAGCACTGTCGGCGCGCAGCAGGCCTTCTACCGAGAACTCGGCAAAGAGCTCCTCTTCACCATTCAGCAGACAGCGGGAAATCTCCTGTTCAATATTCACCAGCAGCGGGCGCAGCGTGTGGGTCAGGAACTGGAGATTCATCCCCTCCAGGCTCGATGCCCAGCTGCTTTGCTTCGAGGTATGCCCAACCATAAACGGCGGCACGCGGAACCAGCGGCAGATTTCCTCAATGCCAAAAGAGCGACTTTCCAGCATCTGCGCCGCTTCTGGATTCATGGTGACGTTCTGATATTTCAGTCCGCCCTCAAGCACCATGATTTTCCCGGCGTTCCGGGAACTGGTGAATTTAGCCATGTACTGACGAAGCCGATCACGCTGATCATCATCCAGAGCCATATCAGCAGAGAGAAAGCCGGAACTCTGAAGCCCGTTTTCGAAAATTTTTGCTGCCGACTCTTCTACCGCCATCGCCGCACCAATTACATCCCGGCCGGAACTCAGTGGCATCATGCCGCAAACACCATCGAGGCCGAACCCACGGATGTGCATCAGATTCTTTTCGGGAATTACGCGCTGCCTGCCGTCTTCGGTGTAGGTGTATTCCAGCCTCCCGGTGTCCAGCCGCTTCACCACCATATTCTGGGGCAGGAGTGGCACCAGCGACACCAGCTTATTGCCGATAAACAGCTTCTCGAGGAACGCATTACCGCGCAGACAGATGCTGGCCACCACCATGAGCATGAACCGGGACGGCGTCATTTCCAGATTGGGACGGCGACAAAGCACCTGATAAACCGGATGGTTCTGCGCCAGCTTGCGCGAGCCATCAGCCTGTCGGGTGTAAATCTTAACCGGCAGCGTGGACACCGACTCGCTCAGAAGCCGGACGCAGGCCCAGACTGCCGAAAGCTGGATCGCACGATCTGCCGTGACGACCTTGCCGCTGCTGCTCGTGCCGTACCACTCCTGCCAGAACGTTCCGGTAGTCAGGCTGATGGGCACGCCCAGCCAGTTGAGCAAGGCACTTTTTACCTTGCCCGGCTGCTTACTTTTCTTCATCAGAAACCTACCATGATTGGATTTTCAAAGAAGCCACTCAGATCCTGAGCATCATTACCACCATTGACCAGCATCCGGCTTTTAGCCGTAAACAGTGCAACCGGTCCGTCAATTTTGTTTTCAGGTGTGGACTTGTTCGGGAAGATGTTGTCGTTTTTGTCGGGCTTAACCGTGACGTTTGACATCATCCACCGCATTACGGGGTTGTCGTCATGGTGGAACTTATTGCCGTAAATCTCCGCCTGCACTGATTTCATGGACTCAGAAAGGTTTTTGACCGTCTGTGCGACTTCCACCAGCGGCAATCCTTCCTCCGCAAGTGACAGGCTGAACTGCACGGCGCTCCAGGGATCGAAAGCAATCTCCTTGATGTTCTCGCCCTTCACCCACTCCACAATGTCGGCTTTAATCATGCCGTGATCGATAACGTCCCCGTCAGTCAGCTCAAGATATCCGGCGTCGGCCCACTTCCTGTAAAGCTCTGCAATATGGGCTGGCGCTGTTTCCAGTCGCCCTTCCGGGATCCAGAAACGTGGCTGCATATGAGTTTCACCTCCAGGATCGCGCCAGGCTTTCACCGCTGCACAAATATCGATTTTGTTGGCGAGGTCGACCCCCACCCACAGTGGCCACGCCTTACGCTCAGCTTCCGAAGCAATACCCGGCATTTTTGCCCAGCGGTCCATGTCCATCCAGGCGCTCTCAGCTGTTACCCAGATGTTCAGGTGCTTGGTAAAGAAGTTCGGCCGTGCCGCGACCTGCTCCTTTGCCTTTTTGGCAAGGCGGCGCATGTCGTCCCAGCGCTTACAGATACCGAGGCCGGGGTTAGCTTTCGGCCAGTTGGCCTCGTCAAAGGGATCGTCGCCTTCGTCGAGGGTATAAATCAGGGCAAAGTAAGTGTCATCTTCCACCACGCCCCGCAGCACTTTGATTGCGTAATCCCGCTGCTCGTAACAGATGCCCTCTTTATTGGTACCCGCCGTTGTTATTGCGAAAAGCAGGGACTGAAGGCGCGCACCGGTAGCTGTTTCCAGGACGTCCCAGACGTCACGGGTACGGTGAGCGTGCAGCTCGTCGACAATTCCGCAATGTATATTCAGGCCGTCGAGGTTATTCGCATCGCTGGAGAGCGGTTCAAACTTAGAGGCCGAACGCTCCTGGTGAATGTTGAGCTTAACGTGACCAAAAAGACGCCCCAGCGTGCGGGGGGCTTTCTTGATCATGTTCTTGGCATCATCAAAAACAATCCGCGCCTGGTCGCGGGTCGTGGCGGCTGAGTAAACCTCAGCGCCACCCTCTCCATCGGCACCAGTCATGTAAAGCCCGATACCAGACGAAAGTGTGGACTTGGCGTTTTTACGCGCCACCTCGTCATAAGCCGTGCGGAAGCGGCGCACCATGACAGCTGCACCATCCTCCATAACCACTTCACCTGTCATCTCATCAACTAAATGTATGACGAAGCCAAACAGGTTTATCAGTATGAAAACGTGCCAGGGCATCAGCTTGATGGGCTTTCCAGCCAGCGCACCTTTGACGTGAGGTACAAAATCATAAAAATCAAGAATGTGCTGGGCGCGACCTTCGTTGAAGTACACGCCCCGCTTTGGTCCGTGCTCTAAATCATTGAAGAATCGCTGGCACGCCAGGCGTACCAGTTCGCCAGCAACAATCTCGCCAGACAGCACGCGCTCGGCGTACTGAATACCTTCCGAAACCGTTGCCATTCATCATTTGCGCTTTTTAAGAAATTCATCCAGTGGATCGGCCTCAGCCGGGCCTTTAGCGCCAACCTTGGACCGGCTGGCCGGGGTCATGCCGAATTCAGCGAGCATTGCCCTGATGCGCTTCCACGCATCGGCTTTCATCACTGCCGCCGGGTGCGGCTTAATCATCCTGATTTCCCGCTCTTTCCCTTCGTCCGGCTCATCCTCGCTGTAGACGGCGTAGGTGTAACCTTCCCGCTCTAACGTCTCGCAGTGATTCCGGTACTCTGTGTAAGCCTCGATCAGCAGTTCAAGTGCTTTACCGTCCAGGGTGGTCATCACCCCGACAGCATCAAGCTCTTCGCCAATTCGCTTAAACCAGTACTTCCCCATCTTGTCGAAATGCTTCGGAACTGGGGGCACCCCAGAAGCGGGTTTTGGCTCTTCTTTGTTGACAGCTCTTTTGGATGGGTTCCCCTTCACCAAAGCCAGGTGTGTCGGGGTTTTCGGTGGTCCTGGCATTATCGAAAACTCCTATTAATCGATGGTGGGGATCCCCATAAAAAAGTTTTCTAACCTGCGGCGGTGTGAAAAAAGGTTAGGCGGCGGTCCTTAGCAGGCAGGGGCCTGAACTTTTGACCCGCCCTTCCTCGGTAGTGAGAATCGATATCATTTACCTCAAATGATTGCATTTGAAATCATTTTGCGTTTCATCAGTCGAGATGGAAGTCATCACTGAGGTTACGGCGCCGCGCGCTGCTTGCATTGTGCGGGCAGGCGCTGGAGTTATGGCCTGACTGGCCGCAGTAACCGCAGCGCAGGTTCGCACGGCGGGCTGAGCCTCCCCATGTCTTTGGACAATTCGCTATTGTGTGCAGCGTCGAGCCGCAGTAGGTGCAACGTGTATAGCTCATCGCGTTCTCTCCGTAGCGGTCTTACGCTTGTGGCATGGCCAACACAGCGATTCGAGGTTGCTGTCGTCGTTTGTGCCGCCGTGAGCTTTCGGGATAATGTGGTCGACCGTTTCCGCTGGGCATGGTCTGCTGTTGCGCAGGCACTGCTGGCAGATGTGTCGATCACGCTTGAGGATGCGGACGCGGATAATGTCCCACTTACTGCCGTAGCCACGCTGGTGGCGGCTCAGGCCGCGCTGATGCTGCTGCCATCCTTCATTACGGTGGGTTTCGCAGTAGCCGGAACGGTCAGTGGTGGTTCCAGAACACCCACGTTTACGGCAGGCGCGAGGGATAGCTCTAGGCATGCTGTTGGCTCCAATAAAATGCCACCAGCACCAACCAGTGGCTCACAACTTAAAGACCCTCTCCAAGACACGTGCGAAGCGTCTAAATTATGGTTTTCGGATAGTGAAAGTTAATGCTATTAAACGATTACAGAGATAGCATCATAAATAGCTGAACGGTGGTATTGAATAAACAATAGAGAGGTGCTCATGGTCGTTAAATTTTTCGGTGGAAAAATTAGCCAGTGTGGTATTGGCGTCGTCGCTAACAACGATTCCGATATTGAGTTTCATGGTGATTTCAAGATGGAACATTGTGGCGTCGGTTTTGCTTCCTATGCTTCATCCCAAGAGTTACAAGTGCTTTTAGATAAAGCTAAAGAACATACCAACGAGATAGAAGAACTCACGGAAAAATTGAAGAACACAAAACCTGAACTAAGAAAAAATGTTCTTGCATCATCAGCTGTCTTCGCAGCTCTTGCAGTAGGATCTAATGCTTCGACTGTCATTCAGTTCTTAATCGACAATTACCCAGCGCTAGCGCAATTGCTTTCCTAAAAATTATCCCCCATAGGGGATTCTTACGATTTATCCGCTATAGCCATTACGATGGGTCTGCCCATGGTGATGGCAATAAATAGAGCACAACAGTTAGTCTTACCCCCCCTTTACGAGTCAATTTGGGGTGTATGATTACTATTCACACGCATTTCGGAGACTATATTTTGAACTCACGTGACTATTCAGACATCGCTTTCCAAATAAATACATTCCATGGATTTAAAAAATTATTCATTGCCAGTGGCGCAGGGGTAGACGTTCCTGTAGACCATGGCAGGTATCTTGTAGCCGTAAATGAACGTGGTGACAGGCTGGCCTCCAAATCACCAAATGGAGATTGGGTCGTTGATAAAAAGATTTTTCATGGTTTTGACCCAAACATCCCAAATTTTAAAAATGCTGTTGAAGTTGTTTATCCACCACTAGAGAATAAGTAATTATTTGGCTATACACTGCTGGCGGATATAGTCCTGCAGGTAGCCGACCTGCTTCGTCACTTTGATGATTCGCTCTCTGAGGGTGAAATAATCCCGTTCAGCGGAGTCAGTAAGTCGGGGGCCGGTAGCATCGCCCATGCCGCCGGTGCCGGTAGCTCCGCTCGAGGTGCATTTGGCGTTGAGCTGCAGCCGACGCTTGCCATTAGCAACATCGCGCTCAAGCTGATAGATAGTGGCTTTTGCATCCTGAAGTTCTCCGATGTATTTGGCATCCAGTGCAGCGACATCACGCTGACGGGTGTGCATGTCTGTGATTGTGGCGTTTGCCAGTTTCAGGTTTTGCTCGGCGTCGTCAGCACGCTTCTTCTCTTCACCTACCTTGCCGAGCAGGAGGTAAATAACCAGGAAGGATAAAAGCAGCTCAATGCCGATAATCAGCCAGGCTTTAGAGGTCATTTTTGCTCTCCGCTAGGCACATGCTGCGCTCCATCTCGCGCCGGTTCTGTAGGCCTTTCCACTTCATACCACCAGCGTAAACCCAGCGCCGCATCTCTTCGCACGCTCCGTCGTGATCGCCTTTGTTCAGCTTACGCAGCAGCGTAGACTTCGAGAACGCGTCTGAACCAACGTTAAAGACGAAGCTGTAGAGCGCGGCGCGCTGATATTCGCCCAGCGGCACCTTAACCAGTTTGTCTACCGTGCGCTTGGCTGGCTGGAGATCTTTCCAAAGCAGCTGGTCACATTCGCGATCGGTATACGTCCTCCCTCTCACGATGTCCCGGCCCGTATGGCCGTCGCAGACAGTCCATACCCCGGCGACGTCTTTATATGCTTCGTATTTACGCCCTTCTACTCCATCCTGCCCACCGAGGAACAGCGAGGCGATCAGCATGGCACCGCCACCAGCAACGGCGATGAGTTTGTTACGCAGGCTACTGGTCATTGGCATTTATTCATCTCCGACTTTGACTGCAGGTCCGTACTTCTCAAGCGCCTTTACCTGCGCATTTGCAACTTTACGTTTGAAGTACCAGTTAATAAGCCCTGTAACGACTATCCCGGCAATACCAGCAAGTACGCCGATGGCGCTCCATTCGTCAGGACTCAGTTTTGTGAGGACGCCGTTCAGGATTGTTCCTCCTGAGGTGCCGAGGGCGACTCCGGTAACAAGCTTGCTCATACGGAACATTTCTCTCACCTCGCTGGTTAGCGGGTGCTGTGGGATTGAGGATCAGGCTCTCCGGATGAATTACGACAAGACCTGTGATGGGCGTATCCGGGAGCCTGAAATAGAAAAGGCCACCAGATGGTGACCTCAAAAAAGGAAAAACCCCGCCTGAGCGAGGTTTAAAATCGTTTTAAGTCCGTGGCGTAGAAACCACTCTTAGCACAGTAATGTAGAAAATGCGGACCGCGTTAGTGATTTTTGAACGCTAATGCATTATTTTCTTGCAACACAGCTAAAAACAAAGAAAAGCAGGCGTTGCCAAACCTCGTGGTGCCGGTTGCATTAAAATGAGGAAAGAGCTTTGGACAAGTTTGATGAGATTCATGTATCCATTGAATCTGAGCAGGAGGCATTTGATTTACTTGAAAGTTACCTTGACGGATATGGCTTACCAGACAGTTTAAGTTTCAACGGCTGGCCGAATCTGACTATTAGGTTAACCGGAGAAAAATTCAACAGGTCACTAACTCCTTCAGTAATGAAGGGATTTGTTGAAATGCAGTCTCAAATCAATAAGTCATATGCTCTAGCCAAATACGGTGTCCCTGACGTCCGTAAGCTCACAAAAGAAGAACTTGACTCCCTTGAAATTGAAGTTACGGTTGAGCAAGGATCTTCAATCGTCGAGATTAATATTGATGGTTTCTTAACCAAGCTTACACAGGAACTTGTTGGGAAAATGAACGCAACTGAGATCATGTTCACTGTTCTCGGCGCTGCAGTAATCTGGGGCGGAGTAACGGTATTTAAACGGTTTCTGGATAACCGTAAAGATACTCGCCTTGCAGAAATTGCTAAGGATGGAGACAAAGAGCATCTCCGTACTATGCAGATCATGAGCGAGCAAGAAACAAAGCGGCTAAAAATTATTTCTGAAATGGTAGCTGAAAAACCTCTTCTGGATAACATGGACCGCATGTCCTACGACGCTAAAACCCAAATGGTGAAGTCATTTGTTCGCTCTGACAGCGCCCAAATTGATGGTGTGACCATTGATTCGGAAATGGCTAAAGAACTGGTGACTAACGCTCGGAGACGTTCTTCTGAAATGCGGATCGATGGTGTTTACCGTATTGAAGAAGTTAATAACACTGATCCAGAGTGTTTCAAAGTTAAGGTCCGTCGTGTAGATACGGATCAGCGGCTTACATGTGTTGTTCAAGATATCTTCCTTGATGAGTCTGGTAACAAGGAGGCCTTACAGCGCGCTGAATGGGAAAGGAAACCTGTTCACCTCAGTATCAACGCGAAACATGTTGATGGTGATATAAAATCGGCTGTAATTCTGTATGTCCGAGATGTTGATAACAAGCCCGAGTGATCGGGCTTTTAAAATCACATTTTGACTTCCGCATCCATCTCTAAGCGTATTTCCAGCATAGAAAGACATCCGTCAATAAAACCTTCTGCCATCTGGATCTCGATGCGGATCAGTTTCTCATCCTTCTTTCGCGCTTTAGCTATCTTACGCTTAGATATACCGTATAAATAATGAGCCACCAGCAACGAATGCTCATGAGGTTTTTTCTTCTGCAAACGAGCCAGACAGCCCTCAATGACGAGGGCGTCATCGTCAGAACAAGACAGGCGGGTTTTACTGGTTTGAGGAAGTAGCCCTTTAAATCCTGCTGCGATCGGTGAATAGTCCACACCAGAGCTATCACTCGCAGCCCATCCGCCCCAACGTTCTAAAACCATCTGTATGTCACGCATGTTATCTCCACTTTTCATGCTAATACGCCGATTGCCAGCGCACGATCTAAAAACCGAAACAGCAGCGTTAACTGATCGCCATATTTCGCTTCAAATGCCACAGGGCCAGCGTGCAACTCGTCGTGATGCTCTCTGCACAGAGGTATCACAAACAGGTCGTGCGCCTTTGTACCCATTCCACCCTGCCCGTGGCTTATCAGGTGGTGGGGATCGTCTGCCGGGTTGTTACAGCATATGCACTGCTGCGACTTAACCCAACGGGTGTACTTCTCGTTTTGCCAGCGTCGGCGCTTTGGCCTCAACATGAAGGATTCGGGCGTCTCCGGATCCACCTGCAGCGCCAGCACCTTTTTAACCGCCTCCTCTACAATGCTGGTGGGCGGTACCGACGGCACAATGTCGGCCTCACGCGTCACCGACTGGAATTTCTCAGCCGGGATACGCAGGACCTTGCGTGCTACCGCCTCCGGGATGACGTGGGCCAGGTTATTGATCGTCAGCCACCAGCAAAGTTCTGGAAGAGTCACCGGGTGGGCATCATCGAAACCCAGACCGGTGCGAACAACCGACAATACCCAGGCTACCAGGTTCTTTCGTGCAATGCCCGACAGTTCGGCAGTAAATTGCTCTCGCACCCGGATATCACAGGCCCAGCACAACCGCAGCGCGCCGGGTGCATGCCGCATGGTGACCATTTCGTGATGGTGATAGTCGCTGTGGCGGTATTGGCAGCCAGATTCACGCATTAGCCAGGCCTCAAGGCATGACAGGCCACCAGCCCGCTGAATGACATCGGCATGCTCAAAGACAGGCACCATTAATGGGTCCTCTGCCAGCGGCTGGCCTGCCGCTGGAAGTTCGCCGGTTGGCAGATTGGCCAGGCGCTCCGGCTCGTTCTCCAGCAGAATGCGCCCGCGATGGAAATGCGGCATGAGTTCAGGACCAGGCCGGAAAGCCACGATCCCGAACTCTTTTACGACGACAGGGGTTAATAACGCTCTCACAGACACCTCAATGCACAGTTTCGAGCAGGCGCAACAGCTCCTGAAATTTTGACTCGAAGAAATGCGGCTGCGTTTCACGCGGGTTCGCCGGGCTGGTGATGTTCTTCCCGTACATGCACCCCTTCGCTGTCATCGCCCAGAAGCGCTTAACACCATTTACACCCGAACGGCTGCGGCGCTCCTTATGCTCGACGATCCCCAGTTTGGCCAGCTGCTGGTAAGCCAGCGTAGCCGACATGCGGATCCCGTTAGCTTTGAGCAGGGCGCTCAGTGACTGCGTGGGGCGACTGGATCCATCAGGCGCACCGGCTGGGGCATCAATGGCGTACTGCGGGGCAAGGTTTGGCAGGCCAACAGCATCCTGCAGCTTCTGGCATGCGCCGAGAACAGAAGAATTGGAGAGGTTAAGGGAGCGCTGCATAAAATCGAGGAGGATGACGCCTGCCTGCATTTTATCTGCCGCCTGGCTCTGAAGAGTGGCGGGCTGATTTACAGCTGCATCAAACGTCCGGATCACCCTCAGGCTGAACTGCGGGCTGATCCACATCGCGTAGGAGTAGACCAGCTCTTTACAGACGTAACTGCCCTGCTCTTTGCCTCCGCGGATAACGCTGACCGGGTCCGGCGTTTCCGAGTTGCTAATTTGCAACTCGCTTATTAGTTGTTCAGTTTGCTCGTTGCGAAGCCAGAACGCTGGCTTGTGCTTATCCTGAGCGCCAGCAGCACGATGAAGATCGTTAAGGCAGTAACGCCCAAAAATATCACGGCGTACGGAAACGCCGTCAATTACGAGTAATTGACTCATTTTGTTCTCCACTGATTGTATTGCGAGGGGCCTGCACGCCCGCTTCGCTTGCACTTTTTGACATTACTGCCAGATCGACTTTCTTTCAACCCACAGCTGGACATTTATCCACCTCCTGCCTGTAGGGTGTGATCGTGATATCGACCCTGCCACCTTTCAGCACCGGTCCCCACTCCACCAGCATTCGCTTAATCTGGCTGTCGTCCTCCCAGATGCCAGCGTGAGTAAGCGCGTCGAACAGCGCTTTGTTGTAGTTGTCGATATCGCGGCACCGCGCGTCTGGCGGGAAAAGAACGATCTCCACCGCCGCCGGCGCGCTGCTGGGCTTCGGTAATCTGCGCAGCTGCTCAATGATCGCCGCGCAAGCCTCGCTCTGGTACGCACGCCCTTTGGCGCTGATGAGGTGGCGACCGGCCAGCGGCCCCTTATTCGGGGCGCGCCAGTAGGTGTTTACGCTCGGTGGGAACGGCAGCACCAGTTTCATTTACCCTCCGGAACCAGCTGCGGTGGCTGACTGTTGATTTTTATGCCGCGATGCGCGCCCGGGACTATCGTTATTGCCTCTTTGCGCTGCAACGCACGCAACTGCAGTGCGGCCGCATTCGGCGACACCACGCCCATCAGGCGGGACAGCTCTGAAATAGTCGGCGGATAACCGTGATCGCTCTGGTATTTCACCAGCAGATCGAAAACCTCCTGCTGGCGCACCGTTAATGATTTATTGCCCACTGCTCCCCCCCTAAAGAACCGCAACGATATCGCTGACGGTTTCGCGTGTACTGGATTTACTGGATATCTCGCGCCGGGCGCGGACGTAGTTGAGTTTGAAGCCATGCTGCTGGTAAAGCTCAATGATGCGGGGCGCTGATGAGTTGCTTATCACTACCCGGGCACCGCGCTGATGGGCGGCAACACAACATTCCGCCAGGTCGATCTGGTCATCCCACCTAAACCCACCGGGTGCATAGTTTGTGAAACCGTTAGTGCCGGGCAGAGGCTCGTACGGTGGATCGCAGTAAACGACATCACCCTGACCCGCCAGCGACAGCGTACGGCGGTAACCGGCGCTCATGAATACGCAGTTGTGTGCCAGTGCGGTGAACGCCTCGAGTTCCTTTTCAGGAAAATACGGATTCGGGTATTTACCCCAGCCGACGTTAAATTTCCCGGCCAGGTTGTACCTGATCAGCCCGTTGAAACAATGGCGATTCAGATACAGGAAAGCGGCGGCGCGCTCCGGCCCGCCCATCAGTTGCAAGTTGAATTCCTCAGCAACAGCGGCGTAACCTACGGCGCTGTTCATGGTGCCGAACAGCAGGCGGGCATGGCGCAATACTGCATCCGGTGCCACGGCCAGCATCTGGTAGAGGTGAATAAGATCTGCATTGACGTCCGCCAACAGGAAGGAGCTGTGCTTGACGGAGTTGATGAACACCGAACCGCCACCCACAAATGGCTCAATCAGGCGCTGCCCGGCAGGGATCAGGCGATCGATATCAGCCAACTGGTGGTATTTGCCACCAGCCCACTTGAGGAAAGGGCGCTGCCAGGTGCGGGCTGGTGGTGATGCTGGTGACGCCACCAGCTCTGCCTCTGCCAGTTTCGCGGCGATGCGCTCGCCAATCCAGCGCATCACTGGTACCGCCATGCTATTGCCGATAGCTTTGTAGCGCGGTCCGTCCGGGCATTCAGCAGCATCCTTCCCGCGCCAGCCGATCAGAGTGTGATTATCAGGAAATCCCTGAGGGCGCTCACACTCAATCGGTGTTAGGCGGCGAACCTGCGTGCCGTACTGAACGACATCAGCAGATAATCGTGAATCCTGAGTAAAAGCCACATCTTCCTGATAGCCTTTACCCTGAGGACCTGCGGCATCGTGACGACCGATAGAAGCATGTTGGATGCAGATGGCTGGAGTTCCCTGACCGGGCTTTCCTCCGCCCGTAGAAAGAGTGCCAGCTATATCGCCGTTACCATTCTGAAGTCGCAGTTCTCCACGGCTGTTTTCTGCAAATGCATACGCAATAGCGGGGGGTTGCCCGCTGTTTGCATGGCTTTTATCGTGGTTTCCTGCGCGAATCGTTGGAGACAGATCCGACGTCGCATCAGCACCATTATCTTTGTAGCTAAATGCAATACAGGCGTTTTCTTGCCCGTTGTTACGCCCGAGCGTGTGCGCCAGTTCTCGGTTAATATCTGGATCCTGAGTTCCATGAACGACATAAGTTTCCAGATCTTCGGCGGTGCTGTCGTTTCCTTTTGCAAGAAGAGTTCTGGCTACATCTGAGTAAGAATCTGATACGAGACAAGAACCGCGCTGGCTGAATAATTCCTGATTACTGGCACCGATTCCGCCAATATTGTTGGACTGATTCAGGGTTGGGTGAGGGTTTGCTGGGTTATCCCAGTGACTACCGACTTTAGAGCGCTCTCCAGCATCTCTGGCAATTTCCGGTTTCGATTCTCTGCGCGGCGCAGAATCCCGGCGCACGCTGTCGAGCTCAAAAAGTACCGCTGCGGGATCGAATCCTTTTCGAGCACTTGCGACAACGAACACACGGCGGCGTCGTTGGGCCACTCCGAAAAATTGAGCATCAAGGACGCGCCAGGCAATAACCCTTTCTGGTCCAGACACACAACCTGCGTGCGTCCATTTTCCCCCTGCTGGCTGCAGCTCACTGCTTTCTCCGGCAAGTCCTGCCAGAAAGCACCCGAAGGCATTGTCTTTGCTACTAAGCACGCCGGGGACGTTTTCCCAGACGATGATTGATTCTGGCTCACCGCGCTCGCGGCGTTTTGCGTCGATTGCATTGGCTAATTCCACGTAAGAAAGGGTCAACTGGCCGCGCGTGTCGGCGAGACCGTTGCGTAATCCAGCAATGCTGAATGCCTGGCACGGTGTACCACCCACCAGTACATCAGGAGCTTCTACGGCACCGCCCCGAATGGCCGCCGCAATCATGGTCATATCGCCAAGGTTGGCAACCTCAGGCCACCGCGCCGCCAGAACAGCTGCGGGGAACTTCTCTATCTCGGAGAACCATGCCGCCTCCCAGCCAAGGGATTTCCAGGCAACGCTCGCCGCTTCGATACCGCTGCAAACAGATCCGTATCTCATCCGTTCACCACCCGGAAACCTTTGGCTCCCTGCGAATAGTCGGTGCCGACATGGCTGGATTTAAAAAGCGGATCCTCTTTGATGCCGGAACTTGCTGGAGTCATCCAGTCGTCTTCGTAGTACCTGTCAGGGCCGAAGAAGGTTTTGGCCTGTTTGACGAACTCGGTACCAGTCTTGCCTGTTTGAGCAACAAACCCGGCATAACGCTTAACGCCTTCCAACATGACGAGAGGCGAAATGCCTTCACGAACGCGGGCATCCCAGGCTTTCAACGCAGCGCTTTTCGAGTTACCACCTGCCCGCTTCGGATATAACGCCCAGGCCAGATCAAATAAGTTTTCATTGACTGGTTCATTGACTGGTTCAGAGAACTGACTGGTTCCGGGTGCAGCTCCTGCACCACTAACCGGTGCAGCAGATTCACCCCCTGGTGCAGGAGATTCACCACCCGGTGCAGGACGTGCACCAGAGGGTGCAGCATTTGCACCACTGGAAAGGTTGAGTTTATAGATGTTGGTACGGTTCAGACCTGTGGCCGCCTTGCGGACTTCAACCGATACCAGACCATCCTCAACCAGCTGTTTGATATGATTTTGCACAGAGCGCTCAGATATCTCGCACTGCTCTGCGATATAGGGAACGGAGGGCCAGCATTCGCCCTGATCGCTGGCGTTATCGGCTAGTTTGATCAGCACGAGCTTGCGCAGCGGGTTACCCACTTTTGCTTTCATGGCTCTGACCATTAATTCCATGCTCATCTGGACCTACCTCAATTTCCCTGAAATCGCGCTTGAAGACCTGGAGTGGACTTGAGCACTCGTGTGGGTAGCCATAACGCAGGTAGATAACGCGCTGCGCTTCTGGTTCCCAGCGGATGACACGAACGGGGATCCCCCGGCGGTCTTTAAACCATCGGTCGAGTTCGCGCATAAGGCCTTTGCCCTCCGGTAGTACACACCCACGATTGCAGTGGCGCGGCTGTGGTTACATGCCACCCAGCGGTTTGCTACTCTGCGTTCATACCGAAACAGCGGAAGGCCCGGCACCGGGATCATCCGAAGTTGCGGCAAGCGGTTCTTTACCGTTAAACTGTTCATGCGTTAGTTTCTCCACTGATACGACACGCCACGACGCCCGGAGCTGCACACTCGCGGGCGTCATTCTTTTCCGCCGCACAAAAAACGCGATATAACAGCGTTAAATGCTCCTGCCATTTCTGCATGACCTGATAACTGTTCTCTTCGATTTGCTCGCGTTCGGCCTGGTCAATCACGCCATCAGCAGTAGCTTTGCGAACGTATGTCGAGTGCTTACCGATCCACTCAATAGACTCCATCAGGCGCTGATTGATATCGGCGTTATCCACGTCCTCAATATCCACCAGCGGAACGTTGACGCTGTTCGACTGGCGCGATACCGCATCAGCGATGTGCTTGGTGCCGCTGGCCTGCTGAAGAACCATCGCCCAGCCCATTGGGAAAATCTGATCGCCGCCGGTGCGCAGGCGGTTAAAGAGCGCATCCTCTGTCACGCCCAGCCATTCAGCGGCCTCGGCGTAACCGCCCGGCAGGCTTGAGATGGTCTTTTTAATTGCCGCGACCAGCCATGCGGGCTGTTTTTCGACTCGCCAGTGTTGTTGGTTATCCACGGTTAACTCCTTGATGCTGTGGTGTCTTTTCTTCACGATCTTGGTTACTGTTTCGGGTAGATGTCAGGTCGCAAATCAGATTTAGTTATTGCGCCAGCTGTGATCTCTTCGAGCTTTTTGGCGAGGGCAAACCCTGCCTTTTTGTAGCCGTTGAAAACCAAACGCAGATAACCGGGAGTTGATTTGACGTTTACTGCTAACTCGCACTGCTGCTCTTTCGATAAAGAGTCCCAATACTCTTTCATTATATGTACCTCCTGTGTACATATTACATGAATAATATGAACCTACAAGGTACTTGTACCTATAAGGTACACAATGTTTAATTCTGGGATGAAAACGATTCAGGAAATTAGGCGGTTAAACGCCAGAAAACTGCGTGACGGTGTCGGCGGAAATACTTACTTCGCCACCATGATCGACAGAGAACCTACCCAAACCAGCAGGTTTATGGGGGATGGCGCGTCTAAAAATATTGGCGATGCAATGGCTCGCCATATTGAAAAATGCTTTGATTTGCCTTTAGGCTGGTTGGATCAGGAACACCAAACCACTAATGTTGCAAAAAGTCCTGACGTATCAGACACTAATAGAAATATAACATTGGTTCCGGTTATATCCTGGGTGCAGGCAGGAGCATGGACGGAAGCGGGCTTTGCCGAGGTTGACTTGAGTAGTGTTGAAACTTATCCGTGCCCTGTGCCGTGCGGACCCATGACGTATATCTTGCGCGTGATTGGTGACTCTATGATCGATGAGTACCGTCCAGGCGACATGATTTTTGTAGATCCCGAAATTCCGGCATGCCATGGCGATGACGTTATCGCGTTAATGCACGATTCAGGAGAGACCACCTTCAAGAGGTTAATTGAAGATGGCGGCAGTAAGTACCTGAAGGCCTTGAATCAAAGTTGGCCGGAGCCCTACGTTAAGATAGACGGCAGCTGCTCCATAATCGGTACGGTGATCTTTTCAGGAAAACCTCGAAGGTACCTTAACAAAATTTAAATTTTAAAGTTGAGCCTGCGGAAGCGGGCTTTTTTGTGCTTGACAATGTATCCTAACGGTACATAATGTACCTGAAAGCAACAGCGAACAGGCAGGACGCCCACGCAGTAGCCGCCCCAGGCGTTTGAAGATGGGGATGATTCGCCAGAGGAAATCAGAGGTGGTTGAGATGAGCAAGTCAGGAAGAGTGGTTGAGATTCGTGTTAACGGTGCGCCCCTGGCGGCACTGAAAACAGATGGTGCTGTAGCTGCTGACTACATCCAGTTTATGGAGGCACTCACCCGAGCGCTGATGGTTCCAGAAGCACTGGAACGTGAAGCCAACGCTTCCGGGAAAACCATTTTACATCCGGGATTTGCAACGTTCGGCTCTGCGCCTCTCACTGATTCCACAGATCCCTAATGAAGGAATCAACGCGAATCGTGTTCGCATTGCGCGATGCTTGTAAAAAACGTTCAACGATGTGATCCGGCAATTGAGTGTTCCATTTTTTGAAGTCACGTCCCGGGTAGTACTCAGTAAAAATTCTTTTTACTGCCGCCTCACCAGTCGGTACGTCGGGAATTAGCGAGTTTTGGTGAAGGCATGTAGCTATAAGAGTTGATTTAAGCATCTGTTTTCCTTGCTTGGTTTGAACTCCTGTAAGGATAGCACCGAGCCTGAAAGTGGTGAAAAGACAGGCACACAACATGGAAGCGCACTCCTTCGAACCAGTTATGGGTGACAGGTGTGAAAACAGCGGAGTGCGCTTCCAGTTGTGGTGAATTGCAGCCGCTCCGACGGCAACCAGAAGATCAGCGTCTGGCCCACAACCGTAATCATAAAAGCAAGCGTGGTAGTTGTTTGGCGGTACCAGTTGTTATCCCTTGCTGGCTGGTACCGCCCCTTTTTTACACAACACACGAGAGCATCACCGGGTGACGGGCTCATAACCCAATCCACCCGGGCGGCTTCCTAACCGCAGGTGCTCTCCTGTGTTGTGTGGAGAAACTAACTGGCGGTGGCAGCCGCCTTCAGAGGGTAAGCCGATGAGTAATGAACGTTTGACCGATGTGCCCGAGTTTATGGGCGAACTGGATGGAGGCGTGTTCCAGAACAAGATCGCCGTAGCGCTGAGTGAGGTCGCCTTCGGCGTGCTGAACAACGGCCAGAAGGGGAAAGTTACTTTGACCTTTGAGCTGGACCGCATGAGCAACTCTGTCGAAGAGAAGCGCGTGATGATCAAGCACAAGCTGGCTTATGTGCGCCCTACCCCTCGCGGTAAATCCTCAGAAGAGGACAGCACCGAAACGCCGATGTACGTCAACCGCGGCGGCAAGCTGACCATCCTGCAGGAAGACCAGGGGCAGCTGTTCAGCCTCAAAGGCGATCCGGATGCGAAGCTGCGCTCGCAGCAGTAACCTACCATTCACCCACGTTAAGGAAACACCATGTCCCACTCTTTAGACGGTACTGCGATCGAAAAAATTAGCGATCTGACACTCTCCCGCTACATGGAAGAGAAACTTGAAGGTGTGGATTGCCCTGCTGCTGTTGTTCCGCAGGGAGTCCGCATTGAAAGCCTGGAATCGCTTTGCATGGAGCGCTACCGCTTCCGCGGTAAGATGGTAACCGCCAGTATTGAAGATTTTACGCGCTATTCCACTGGCTACGCTGATGAAGGTAGCCGCTGCTTTATCAACGCCGACGATATGCGCGCCGCAGCTGTCTTCAACCTCGGCACAATCGAAAGCCCGGGGCATGCAGACAACACCGCGTACCTGGCGTTGAAAAAGACCGCCCCGTTTGCTTCCCTGCTATCCGTTAATGGCGATCGTCACTCCCAGAAAGAACTGGCCGAGTGGCTGGAAGACTGGGCAGAAAACCTTACCGGCTTTGATGCCGATGGCCAGGTTATTGACGCCAAAAAATCAGCAGCAGCGATCCGCAAAATCACTATCGAGTCCATCCAGAAAGCGGACTACGAGGATCAGGACTTCAGCGGTAAGCGTTCTCTGATGGAAAGCGTTGAAGCTCGCACGCAGGACATCATGCCAGTGGCGTTCGAGTTTCGCTGCATGCCGTTCGAAGGCCTGGCGGAGCGTTCGTTCAAACTGCGGCTGAGCATCATCGGCGGCGATCGCCCTACTCTGGTTCTGCGCATTGTTCAGCTTGAAGCCCAGCAGGAAGATATGGCCACCGAGTTCCGTGATCTGCTGGTCGAGAAATTCAAAGGTAGCCAGGTGGAAACCTTTATCGGTACATTTAGCGCTTAAAATATTTGCCTTAAGAGACTTTTATTGAAGATCTTTAAAGCTCCTAGGGCAAATCCCGTTCCCAAAACTTAGAACTGAAACACTTGTCAATGATTTAACCCTTCAGAATTGTTAACCTACAAACCACTTTAACTAAAAGTACGTATCTAAGGAATTTAAATGAATTTTTTCACAAACCCTGAAGTTTTGAGAAAAATCACTGAAACTGACAATGTTATTAATGAAGATTTACTTATCAGCAAAAACAGCAAAAGCCTCATTAATCTGGATTTAGACAACAATCATTTATCTTGGGAACATAACATTTTTTTTGCGGCCACTTTAACGGCTGCTTGGCATGATTTTTATAGAATTATTAAAACAAATCCAAACAAATTAGACAGATATACTCCTTTTAATCAAGAACATATAATAGAGTATATGGAATTTATGAAAGGCGATTATTTATCAAGTAAACCTGTGTTCTTATCCAATCTTTTGCGCATCATGTTTGAATATTATTTTTGGAGCGGCGAACGGCCAAATGTAGCATATCTTTCCAACGAAGATCTTACAGAATTGAATGATATTTTCAAATCTAAATACCAGCCTTACGTCCAATTTGATTGGATTCGAGATACATTACCTATCGCACTTAGCAAGTGGATGGTTACTTCACCTGCATTTGAAAATGCAAAAAAACTCGTAATTTCAGTCGATGAAAAGAGAGACGCATTATTAAAAGACATATCTGAAAAAAGTGGTCTTATTAAGGCAGAAATAGAGAGTACAAAAACCAACTCTCTGAAAGATGTAGAAAATGCTTTGGGCGAAAATAAAGAGCAAATCATTTCGGCTAAGGAACATGCAACTAAAAGCTTGGAATATATCGAAAATACCCGTAAGGAAATTTCCGCATTAGAAAGCAGAATACAAAACTTACGCTCAGAGTATAATTTCGTTGGATTAAGCTCTGGATTTAATAAAATAAAAGAGAAAAAAGAAATGGAGCTAAAGATTACTATTTCTACATACAAGAAATTATTTGGGTGCATTTTTATAGCGCCATTAATTATCACTGCAGCACATCTTATTTTTCCAAGTACATTGCCAAAAGATTACTCTGCAATATTTGTAGTACTTCCATTTTTTACTATTGAGATGATACTAATTTATTTTTTCCGTTTATCATATCTGGAAGCTAAGTCTTTAAGAACTCAACTTATTCAAATTGAGTTAAGATTAAGCCTATGCTCTTTCATAGATAGCTATGTCGAATACCGAAAAAGAAATAAAGCAGATATTGAAAAGGTTCTTGATAGTTTTGACTCATTGATATTTAGCCCAATCCAAACCAATGAAAACAACATCCCAGCAATGTTTGATGGGATCGAGGCTATTGCTGGATTAGCAGATAAAGTTATAAAAAAATAATTTTTAAAGATTATGTAAAACGTCATTCTGATGATGGCGTTTCATTGTGTACAACTTCAACCCGGGTGCAGCCGGTAAGTGGAGAATAAGCCATGAAGCAAATGCTAACGCTTGAGGAATGGGCAGCAGAGAAATACCGGAGCAGTCCACCAGCTTTGAATACTCTGCGCCGATACGCTAAGCAAAATCTTTTTTCCCCGCCAGCAATGAAGCAGGGTCGCAAATGGCGAGTAAGGGAAGATGCAGAACTTGTTGGCGAATTGGCTAAGCCGAATATCCGAAAGACTGATTCTCCAATACTTCAGAGGATTCTAGCTGATGGCAGCTCGACCGCGTAAAAACAAAGTTTCTGTTCCGAACCTTTACCCTCTCTATAGCAGAAAGGTGAATAAGGTTTACTGGCGCTATAAACACCCCGTCACAGGTAAGTTCCATGCGCTGGGCACCGATGAGGCTGAAGCTATAGCGATCGCTACTGAAGCTAACGCCCGTCTAGCGGAACAGAGAAGCCGGCAAATTCTGGCGATCAGCGACAGGATCGCCACTAGCAAAGGCAAAGCGATCACGGTATCCACTTGGCTGGATCGATACTGGAAGATTCAGGAAGAACGTCTGGCGACGGGTGACATCAAATTGAACACATTCAAACAGAAAACCAAACCGGTTTCATTGTTGCGAGAACGAGTCGGTATGAAGCTACTGCCATCTGTGGATGTTCGCGATATTGCCCAGCTGCTTGATGAGTACGTCACGGCTGGCCAGCCACGAATGGCCCAGGTAGTGCGGACAGTCTTTGTTGATATATTTAAAGAAGCTCAGCATGCGGGTGAAGTTCCTCCTGGTTACGATCCAGCATCAGCGACCAAAAAGCCCCGCCGAAAAATTACCCGCCAGCGACTGAGCCTGGAGGAATGGCAGAAGATATTCGAGATTGCGGACAGCAATCATCAATATATGGGAAATGCGATGCTTCTGGCCTTGGTAACAGGCCAGCGCCTCGGAGATATTTCGAATATGAAATTTAGCGATGTCTGGGATGATCACCTGCATGTGCTTCAGGAAAAAACAGGGAGTAAAATTGCCATCCCGCTATCGCTTCGCCTGAACGCCATAAACTGGAGCCTGCGCGACATAATTTCACGCTGCCGAGATTATGCCGTTAGCCCCTATCTGGTTCATTTTTTCAGAGCTACTTCTCAAGCAGATCGTGGTGCCCAGGTTAAATCCAATACATTGACAACGAATTTTAGCAAGGCACGCGATAAAGCTGAGATCCCGTTACAAGAAGGTAAGACCCCTTCTACTTTTCACGAGCAGCGATCCTTAGCGGAAAGATTATATAAAGCGCAAGGTGTAAACACGAAAGAACTCTTGGGACATAGGTCCCAGCAGCAGACCGATGGCTATCATGATGACCGCGGGAAGGACTGGACGACAATCGCGATATAGGATTTTGGGGTGGGGTTTTGATAACTAGTTTTGATAAACTTTTGATAACCGTTCGAAATCTAATAATAAAAAACGGGAGCCAACAGGCTCCCGTTCTTAAATAACCCGGAAATCGGATTACATGTTCGCGATGATCGCGTCACCAAACTCTGAACATTTCAGCAGCTTAGCGCCTTCCATCAGACGTTCAAAATCGTAAGTTACGGTTTTGGCGTTAATCGCGCCTTCCATACCTTTAACAATCAGGTCTGCGGCTTCGAACCATTCCATGTGACGCAGCATCATTTCTGCGGACAGGATGATAGAGCCCGGGTTCACTTTGTCCTGACCAGCGTACTTAGGTGCAGTACCGTGGGTCGCTTCGAACAGAGCGCACTCGTCACCGATGTTCGCGCCTGGTGCGATACCGATACCGCCAACCTGCGCCGCCAGGGCGTCGGAGATGTAGTCACCGTTCAGGTTCATACAGGCGATAACGTCGTACTCAGCTGGACGCAGCAGGATCTGCTGCAGGAACGCATCGGCGATCACATCTTTAATGATGATCTCTTTGCCGGTGTTCGGGTTCTTGATCTTCTGCCATGGGCCGCC